GCACATTTAACCCAAGTGCGGGCGGAAATGCGAGAGAAAATCAATGCCTTGCGAGATGAAAAAATCAATGGCGGGGTATTTGTGGAAGCGGTGGGCAAGTGGATTGATACGGACGCTACGGCGGAGCGGAATATTTTATCGGTGAAAGCCAGTTATGATTTATTCGGTGATATGGAAATTGCGTGGACTTGTGCGGATAACGCTGTTTTGATGATAAATAAGGAAAAATTAATGCAAATTTGGCAGGCGTTAATGCAGGCTAAAACAAGTAATCATGCTAACGCCTTGAAACATAAAACCGCTATGGAGCAATCGGACAATCCGGCGGAATATGATTATTCCAGCGGGTGGACAACCAGTTATGGGGAGTATTTGAAGGAGTTGAGCAATGAGTAAGGTGTATTTAGCTCTGTACAAGGGGCGAGGCGGTAGCCTCTATGACCGATTTACAGATGGGCTTATTCGTCACATCACGAAGGGGCAATATAGCCATTGTGAAATTGCCATTGAGCAAACGGCGTTTTTAAGTGGCGATTATTATCCATATATCACCTACGATTGCTACAGTTCAAGCCCTCGTGATGGCGGTGTGCGAAAAAAAGAAATGACCCTTAAGACAGAAAAATGGGATTTAATTCCGCTTGATAATCTCACTGAAGAACAAGTGAAAGCCTATTTTAAGAAGACAAAAGGGGCTAACTATGATTGGCAAGGCGTGTTTGGCTTAGTATTAGGTTTTCGTGAGAAGAAAAGTAAATTCTTTTGCTCGGAATGGTGTTTTAATGCCATATTCAGAAGCGAAAAGGGCTGGCGATTTAATCCTAATCAGTTGGCTCAAATAGTGGCTGATTTTAAACGGATTTAACACTAAGCGACCTTTTTTGTTTCGGCAAACAGTTTAATTCCTTGTGTGACAATTTGGGTTTTAGAAAGTCCTGTTTGCTCCGACAGTTCAGAAAGTAGAGCAATAATATCTTCGTGAAGTTTGTAGGATTGCAACCGAACACCACGCTTAGCATCGCTTTTTGCTTGAATTTCTTGTTTTGTCATTGCCATAGTGTTTTCCTATAAATTGTTGATTTTTAATAGCTGTGGTTGTAGTATTTAGGAACTGCCTAGCAGAGATGGCAGTCTCTGCCAGGACTTTTAGCCTTCTAATCTAATAAGCTGGCGTGCTTATTAAGATTAAGATAACTAGGATTAACAACTTAAAATACATAATCCAGTTCCTTTTAGTTACCGCTCTCAACAAGGGCGGTTTCTTCATTTCTCAAAATTCATAATGTGTCCACAAGCTAATTATTTTTACCGTTTGTTTTTCCTCTAAAACGGCATAAACAAGGCGGTGTTTAATATTAATACGCCGTGAATAAGCCCCTTGTAAATCGCCTAGCAGTTTCTCATAAGGCGGGGGTGTCTGATAGGGATTTTCACGGATAAGGTCTATCAATGCCTTCGCTTTTTTCTCCAATTTTGCCAATTTGAGCTTAGGTATATCATCAGCTGCTTTTTTTGTATAAACGATGGAATACATTACCACTGTACCTCGTTTTCTGACAGGCATTCATCAAGTGGCGTTTGTAATCCCTCTATGATGTTTTCTTTCATCGTTGGAATAGAAGAAAGATACAGTGTTTCCATCAGATCGTTATAATCTTCTTCACTGATAATAACAGCATTGCCGTCTTTCGTACTCACATTGACCGGTTCGTTATATTTAATCGTCTGTTCCAACAGTGAAAAAATATTTTTTCTAAAATTCGTGATATTTGTATTAAGCATCTAGGAACCTCTCTATTTTATTTTTATGTACATTATAATGTACGCTTTATGGTTGTCAATGCGATAGGACTTCTTAGCGGGTGCAGGTGAATTTATTTTTCACATTTCAAGCCACTAGACCGCTCTTTTTTGACCTTGCACAATAGCTGAGATTTCCTAAGATTTCCTAAGATGTCTGAAATTTCCCTTAACTTAACCGAAAGGATTTTAATATGGATTATTTGCATGGTGTGCGTGTTATTGAGATTAACGAAGGTACTCGCACAATAAAAACCGTGGCAACGGCGGTTATCGGTGTTGTTTGTACCGCAAATGATGCTGATAGTGAAGCGTTTCCACTTAATACCCCTGTTTTATTAACGAATCCGTTGACTGCGATTGCTAAAGCGGGCAAGACGGGTACGTTGGCAAAAACCCTTGAAGCAATTAGTGATCAGGTCAATACGTTGACTGTTGTAGTGCGTGTAGAAGAAGGCAAAAAAAGCAAAACCAAAGCCACGAGAAGAGGCGGTGGCGATAGTGAGAGCGATGTCCAAGACGAAAGCGTCAGCGGCACTGAAACTGATAATGCACAAACCACGGCAAATATTATCGGTACGGTAACAGAAAAAGGACAGTATACGGGTATGAAAGCCTTGTTAGTTGCCCAAAGTAAAATCGGCGTAAAACCTCGTATTTTGGGTGTGCCTTACTTGGATAATAAAGCCGTTGCCACAGAATTAGCCGGCGTCGCTAAAAAGTTAAATGCGTTTGCGTATATATCCGCTCATGGTTGCGAAACCAAAGAGCAAGCGGTTCAATATCAAAAAGGATTTGGACAGCGTGAAGTTATGGTTATTCATGGTGATTTTTTAGCTTTTGATGTTAATAGTAAGAAGGTTGAAAATGAAAGTGCGGTTGCTCGTGCGTTAGGATTGCGTGCGTATTTAGATAAAACTATGGGCTGGCATAAAACGATTTCTAATGTGGTTGTCGAGGGAGTGAGCGGGGTGAGTCGTGATATTACCTTTGATATTCAAGATACCAGTACAGACGCCAATTACCTGAATGAAAATAACGTCACTGTACCGATTAATTTTAATGGTTATCGTTTGTGGGGGTCTCGTACTTGTTCTGCCGATCCGTTATTCCAGTTTGAAAACTATACACGTACCGCTCAAATTTTGCGTGATACGATTGCGGAGGCTCACGCCTGGGCAATTGATAAGCCGATGACCCCGACATTAGTGAAAGACATTATAGAGGGTGTGAATGCGAAATTTAGGGAACTTGTCGCATTAGGCTATCTTGTTGACGCCAGCTGTTGGTATGACGCTGAGATTAATAGCAAAGAGACGTTAAAAGCGGGGCGTTTGTATATTGACTATGACTATACACCGGTACCGCCGTTAGAAAATTTAAATTTCCGTCAACGTATTACCGACCGTTATTTAACTGAATTTGCATCTAAAGTCGCTGCTGCTTAGGAGATGAACTATGTCTTTACCCAATAAATTAAAATTAATGAATTTACACCAAGACGGCGAAAGTTATTTAGGACAAGTCAACGAGGTTACTCGCCCCAAACTCGCCATTAAAGCGGAAAGTTATCGTGCAGGCGATATGTTAGGCGAAGTCGATATTAATTTAGGCTTAGAAAAATTAGAGGCTGAATTAAAATTCGGTGGGCATATGGAGAATATGCGTGCTTTATTCGGTTCGGCAGAAATTGGCGGCGTACTGTTGCGTTTGTCGCAGGCTTATCAACGTGACGACACGGGCGAAGTAACCGCTGTTGAATTAGTTATGCGTGGGCGTTATACGGAAATTGATCCGGGTAATGCGAAAGTGGGCGATGATACGGAAGAAACCTTTAAGGCTTCACTCACGTATTACAAAGAAATCGTCAACGGTAAAACGCTGATTGAAATTGATTTAATTAATCATGTTTTTGTTGTCAATGGTGTAGATCGCTTAAAAGAACATCGCCGAGCCATCGGTTTATAATCGTATAGGAATTGTAAGGAAAAAAAGATGAAAAATAAAACTGTTACACTGATTCAGCCGTTAAAACGTGGCGAAACGGAAATCAATGAAATTCGTTTAATTAAGCCAAATGTTAATGCCCTTAAAGGCTTGAAGATGTTTGATGTAATGCAAATGGACGTTGACGCTTATTGCCAACTGTTGCCACGTGTAACGCAACCGTCTTTAGGGAAAATGGAAATTTTAAACCTTGATCCGATTGATTTTACCGCCCTTTGTTCGGAGGTAATCGGTTTTTTCGTCAAAACGGAAACGAACGATACGACGGAGAATACAACGGCGACACAACAGGCTTAGTTATTCCTCATTGCGTAGAAGACGCTATTGCGGATATTGCCACTATTTTTCATTGGTCGCCGGCTGTATTTGATGAAATGGATTTAGCGGAATTGATGTTGTGGCGTGAAAAAGCAAGAGAAAGAAGCCAAGTAGACACGTAAAAAGTGCGGTGAGATTTGACGAATTTCACCGCTTTTTATTAGCCCTTTGGAAGGAAAAGCAATGATTCAATCTAATGCAATGATGGCGTATGGTTTTTTTGTTTTTATGCGGTCAACGATACCTTATCAGGAGACGCAAAGAACTATTACGTGGCGACATCCGACAAATTCAGTGATAGGGGAATTACCCAAAACACAATTTACAGGAAAGGATAGCGAAACATTAACCATTAATGGCGTGTTAATGCCTGAAATTACGGGATCTACTCTCAGTATTACTGCCCTTGAAACCTTAGCGGAACAGGGGGAGCCTTTGCCGTTAATTGATGGGAGTACTTTTCTTGTTTTAGGCTGGTTTGTCATTGAGGAAATTAGCGTCGGGAAATCCTATTTTTTTGCGGACGGTGCTTCACGTCGCATTGATTTTTCAATGAAGTTAAAACGGACAAACGAAAGTTTGTTAAAAGATATTGGCGATACGTTAAAGAGTTTAATTGAACTATGAGCTATTCTGAATTTTTAGACCGCACTGTAGCAAATCATCATCGGATTCCTCATTATCGCTTGAGGGTGATAACGCAAGATGAAAACAAAAAAGACATTACTACGCTAATTAGCCATCGCTTAATGTCGATGACGATTGCTGATAACAGGGGATTTGAGGCGGACGAAATTGATATTCAGCTAAGTGATCATGATGGGAAATTGGCGTTTCCTCGCCGTGGTGCAATGCTTGAAGTAGCCATTGGTTGGCAAGGGGAGCAATTAATTCCGAAAGGTAAATTTATTGTTGATGAACTGCAATATAGCGGAAGTCCGGATAGTCTTACTCTTCGTGCAAGAAGTGCGGATTTGAGAGGCTCACTTAGCGATAAAAAAGAACGTTCCTTTGATAATATTTCATTTGAAAATTTGATTAATCAGATTGCAAAAGAAAATCAACTTGAGGGGGCTTGTGCCGAGGCGTTTAAAGAAAAAGTGATTCCGCATTTAGATCAGACCAATGAAAGCGATATTAATTTGTTAAGTCGTTTAGCGGAAAATTACGATGCCATTGCGACGGTGAAAAACGGTAAATTATTATTTATGCCTGTGGGAATGGGGTTGACTGTGAGCGGTAAAGCCTTGCCGACCATTGAGATTACAAGGCAGATGGGCGACAATTTTTCTTTTTCGTTGACAGAAAGCGACAATTATAAAGCGGTTCGTGCTTATTGGCATAATATGGACACAGGCAAAAAGGGCGTTGTGGTGATTGATGAAAATACCAAAATAGAACGCTTGGCAAAACCGACACACCCCACAGAGGAAGGCGGAACAAGCACGGAAACATCAAAAACCAAGAAAAAAGTTACGCTTGTTCAAACTCAACCGGTGGAAACCGATAGTAATAAGATGAAAACCTTGAGACATACCTATAAAACAGAAGCTTATGCTATCAATGCTGCTAAAGCTGCTTTTGACAAAATGCGAAGGGGGATTGCGAGTTTGTCGATTAATTTAGCTGATGGGAATGCGTGGCTTATGCCTGAATTGCGTGTAAAAGTGCGAGGGTTTAAAGACCAAATCGACAGTAGCAATTGGATAATCAGTAAAGTTACCCATAATCTCACCACAAGCGGATTTACAACCTCGTTAGAATTGGAGTTGGATATTAATGGTGGCGAGGAAAAATAAAGCCCTGAGTTAGGGATTGTAAAAATTTACCAACCATTACCAACCATTACTGTTATAACGAATAGAACGTTGAATATCAAACTCAAGGGATTGTTTGCGTTGAATTAATGTCATCGTCTTCATAGGGTTGTTTTCCTTTGTCAGCCGGATTAGGTCGTTGTCTTCGTGTGAATTTATCTGTATCACACATCGCCAATTTTATCCCCTTTGTGTTGAAGAAGAAATTGTTTGTTTTTTGTTTAATCATATTTAACGTTCCTTTTTCCGAGCTAAAAATATCCCCTACAAATCCTTTGGGTTGAGGGGGACGACTCGGATAAATTTTCCGACGATTTCTGCGGTGTCGAATAATTCTTCTGTAATGTCGAAAGGGTCGTAAAGTTTGTTGTCGCTTAAGGCTCGGATTATGCCGGTGGGGAGTTGTTGGAGGCGTTTTATGTAGTCTTTGCCGTTAAGTCGAAAGGCATAAATTCCGTCGCCGGCAAAATAGGTAATATTGGTATCAATAAAAACGAGGTCTTTTGATGAGATGGTGGGTTCCATGCTGTCGGTGGGGACTTTAAAAATACAGATCCCTTTTTCACTATAACGTCCGATTATTTGCATCATACCTTCAGGGGTGAGCCAAATGCTCGAAATGGTCTCCGGGTAATCCGAGTTAATGATTCCGTCTCCGGCGGATAGTTGAAAATCATATCGGTTTATGCGGTGAGTATGCTTTTCGTCGGGTTCATTGCTCACCAATATAGAAGAATGAGGCGTAATATTGGGTTCTCCTTCGCCTGTCTTTAACCAATGCACATCAACGCCAAGTGCGGTCGCTATTTCAACTATATTTTTAGGGTTGCGGGTTTCACCGTTTAGTATTTTATGCACTGATGGCTGTGTTATCCCTATATATCTAGCTAATTCAGACTGGGAAACTCCAATCTTATTCATTAAATAATTTAAACGGGAAGCTAATGTATTCATAAAAATCTCCTGTATTTAATTTTATAACTTAAATTATAAAAAACAACTTTCATTTTGTTATTGACTGAATATAATAAAAGTAATAATCTATAATTAAAATAATTATTTTTATACCTTAATAAAAAAAGGAATAATTAAATGGATAAAAATATAAAAAAAACAATTAATTTGGTTGGTACTCAAACGAAACTAGCGAAATTATGTAGTGTTAGTCAGCCTTCAATTTCTATTTGGCTAAAAGGCGGAAAAATGGACGTGAAATATATCCCGTCCCTTATCAAGGCGACTAATGGCGAGGTAACGCCCGAGGATTTACGTCCTGATGTGGATTGGGAGGTTATTCGGCAATGCTGGGAGCGTAAAGATGGCAAATATGAATCATAAGTGTGCCAATTGCGGTAGTCATAGTATGCGGGTTCGTCATTCTGAATCCGTCGGTATGTTGGTGATTGAGGCAATTTGGGTTTGTAATAGTTGTTCTACTAAACATCATATTTATAGCGAAATTGTGACGGTGCAAACGCCTACTTATCATGAGCGTCCGGAGGTAAAGCGGATTAATAAACCGTTGTTACAAAGTGATACAAATACGAAGGATTTGTTTGAGGCAAGTCCAATCGACGAAGACACGTAATCTATTATTTCTTTCTTTTTAGATAAAAAATCGCTGTTTTTTAATGGCGTGGGTTTTTGCAACCTAAAAAAGGGCGGATGTAATCCGCCCCTACAGTAGGCAATCACATTCGCACAAATGGAAAACAACACATATGAGGAAACACAACATGATTAAACAAAAATTTCATCAAAAATGTACTGCAATGAATAAAAAACGTATCAATCTTTTTAAGATGGAAAAGCGTTTGGCAAATATTGAACGTAAATTTGAAATACAAAAAAAATGAATAGGGTAAATATTGAGCTTCATCAAAGTTATCAAATCACTAATGAGGAAATTTTGCAACGTTTGAGCGAATTGGAACGTGTTACTTTGCCAGAAGAGAAAAAACAACCGCCGAAACTGGGTTGCGTTCGCCGTTTTTTGACGTCGTTTTGGGATTTTTTGGCTCGCTAGGCTTGAGGGGGAGTTATGGGTCATTTTGATGTGGAGAGCATTATTGTTCAGCGGTTACCCGATCATGAGGCGGTTTCTAAGGCGGGGGTTGCTTCTTTGCGGCGTATTTTAAATCAGTCGCCTAATGCTGCCGAGCGTATTTTTGATGCCTTGCCGATGGAGCAGAAATATGCGTTGTTTGATAAGGCGAAATTAGAGACGTCGGATTTGGTCGATCCGTTGAATTATCAATATTCTAAATTGATACATTTTAATGAATCCGGGCAGAAGAAGATTTCAAATGCCATTTTTAGTACGTTGAATGCACTTTTGCCGTTCTATCATGCGGGGGTGAAAAAGCGTGATTTTATTGTGAAGGGGTCTGTATGACGGATTATATTTTTGAGCTTTCTGATTGTTATTTGTTACGAATTCGTCAGGGTGTTTATGAGATTTTAAAGGTTGAGCCGGGCGAAAAAGCGGTTTTTATGTTGGATCAGAAAGGTAGCTCGGCTCGGCAGGTGATGTGTTTTAGAAAATTTGAGGATGTCATTGAGGCGTTAATTCGTTGTGAGTTACGCAATGAGGATGTGAATACGTTGTTTGATATTCTCAATGTGTTGCAGGCGATTTATGCGGAAGTGCGAGAGTTGAAGGCTCATATTCCGCCATCGTTTTAAGTTGTTGAGTAGGCTTTTATGGCATTCGTGACGGTATTTAAAAACGAGCAAAAGGAAACTGCGGTGCCTTTTTTCCAGGTTTCCCCTCGTGTTCCTCATAAAGAGGAAAAAACAGGGACACAAGCTCAGATGGAGCTTTTTAATACTGTTCCCGAAAGCTATGTGTTTGTTGAGAAATTATTGGCGAAATTGCCACGTGAACGACAACGTGAGCATTTTCGGCGTTTGTATTTAAATGAATATCGGTCTGTTGAAGATGATGGGTCGATTTCGTTTGCTTTCGGGAATAAACAACGTAGACATGCTAATACTTGGTTGCGTGAAACCTTGGGTACTCGTTTACGCCTTGTGTTCGATCAGTATCGTTGCAATATGGCGTGGTTGTTGGCGTTTGATGAACGTGATCCGAAATGGTTAGCGGATTTGTCCTTTGATGTGTTGGAAAAAAAACAACCGCACAATGGGGATTTATTGCCGGTAACTGGCGAGCCGGAGGAATATGAAAGCCGGTTGTTGCGTGAGCAACATGAGATTTTGAAGTTACGCAAGAATTTTGAGCATTATAGCCGTCAAGAATGTCAACGTGCAAAAATGCCTTTTTATTTGTTGAGCGAGAAGAAGCTGGAGGAGATTGCTTATAAATTGGCTACGCTGTTTGCTAATGTTCAGCGTGGTTATATGTTGGATTTGGTGGAAAAAGGGCGGTCGGATTTAAGCGATGATGAGTTTAATGAGCATATGCGGAAGATTTATCAGTTATGCGGTGAGGCTTGTGAAAATATTGGTTTTCCTGTTTCCCATTGGGATAAGTTTAAGAAAGGAAAGCCGGTTAGATTGGATTATATTGATACGGTTTTTCATAAGATTATTTGTGAGAAATATTGGTTTAAGCGTATGCGGAAGGTGCAGAAAAAGATGGTTGAGCATGTTGCGATTGCCTGTGGCGAGGTTTGCAAACGCAGAAGCAATTATATTTCAAGAGCCGGTTTTTCTGAGTATTTGCATGAGATTAAGAAAAACTATGATTTTTTGAAACAGATGATTATTGAGAATATCGACGATCCGAGTGAGCAAGCTGAGCTGTTTGATATGTATTTGAAATCTTCTGCGAATCCGGCTCAGCGTCGGATTGAGTTGATGACCCGTTTACGTGGGTTGGAGGAGTGGGCGGAGGAGTCCGATCATCATGCGTTGTTTTTAACGCTGACCGCCCCTTCATCATTCCATGCAATCCATAATGACGGTACGCAAAATAAGAAATGGAAAGGGGCTAATCCTAAGCAAACGCAGGACTATTTGAATAAGATTTGGGGGCAATTCAGGGCGTTATTGAAAAAACGTAATATTGCTTTTTATGGTATGCGTGTCGCTGAACCTCATCATGACGCAACGCCCCATTGGCATTTGTTGGTTTATGTTCATGAGACGCATCGTGAAGAGGTGGTGAGATTGTTTCGTGAAAAAGCGTTGGAGCTTGACGGTGATGAAATGGGGGCTAAAAAACATCGCTGTAAAATTGAAGATTGCGATAAAACTAAGGGCTCGGCAACGGGTTATATTGCTAAGTATATTTCAAAAAATATTAATGGTTTTGCTTTAGATGGTGAGCGGTCTGATGAAGATGCCGATATGAGTTTAAAAGATAATGCTAAAAAAGCGAGAGCATGGGCGAGCCTTTGGGGTATTCGTCAGTTTCAATTTTATGGGGATAAATATGTCGGTGTGTGGCGTGAATTACGCCGTCTTGTTGCCGGTCAAGCTGATGATGAATTGGTTGAAGAGGCAAGAATTTGTGCAGATATTGGCGATTATGCTGCTTTTATGAAACGTCTTGGGGGTCCGTTGGCGTTGCGTAAGGATGTGCCGTTGTGTTTGCATTATGAGGAAAGCGAGGTTAATCAATACCAAGAGACACATAAAAAAATAAATGGGGTGAGCAATAAATTTAGTTTAGGTGATTTTATTAAAACACGTCTTAAAAAGTGGGTCATTAAGAAAGGTGATCCGAATAGACGTAATAAAGAAATGGAGCGGAGCGACACTAAGTTGCACGTAGTGCAACCTTGGACTTGTGTCAGTAACTGTAACCTTGAAAATTTAGTAAGAAGGGAGGAAATTGTTCAAAAAATAAAAGAAGCGATACGACCAATTGGGAAACCGTTGAATGAGCATGCAATTAATCATTTGTTGAAAGGTAGATCGGTTAGATTGAATGCGATGACATCGATGAAACTTATCAATGATGAGGTGATTATTTCAGACCACTCTGTGCCTTTACGTTCGTTTTATGGGAATGAGCATAATGAGCCGAGTTGTTTAGAGAAATTAAGGAATTTTAGAGGAAATTTTTATGGAAGCGATGAAAGAAGCGATAACCAATGAGGATATTTTAAGGGAGTTGCAAGCTGTGCGTGAGTTGTTGAAGGTGGCAAACTATACGCAAACTAATCAAGCTATTTGGACGGCTCAAGATGTGGCTACTTATTTTAAGATGAGCTATGAGCATACGAAACGTTCTATTATGTCCGATCCGGATTTTCCGGATGCGGTGAAGTTGCAATGTCGCACGGGTGGACGTTCTGCTAATCGTTGGATTGCTGGCGATGTGATTGCGTTTGCTCGTAAACGTCAACGAGCAAAACGTTAATCCAGTAATAAGGCAACTTTTTTCATATCCGGTGCGTAGTAGGTGTTTTGTAAGATACTTAGATCTCTATGTCCGGATATTTTCGCTAATGTCATTACGTCGACTTTTTCCGCCAGTCTTGTTAACGCTTCTCGTCTTGTGTCGTGAAAATGTAAATCTTCTAGTAGCATTCTATTTTTTAACTTTCTGAATAACGCATCCAGTCTTGAGGTTGATAATTGGAATACGCTTTCTCCCTCTGCGATTTGTTCCAATAATTTTAATATTTTTATTGCGGTTGTTGATAAGGGGACGTCTCTTGACCAGCCGTTTTTTGTTTGTGGGAGATGGGCTATTTTGTCGTTAAAATGAACGTGTTCCCATGTTAGGTTGACTATTTCTCCTACCCTCATTGCTGTTTCTATGGCGAATAATATCGCTGCTCCTACTCTTGCAGTCGCTGTCGTTGGCGGTTCGTTCCAAGAAAAACCGGATGTATAGACTAAGGCATCTATTTCTTGTTGGCTGTAGCGTCTCGTTCTTGGTTTGGGGGCTTTCGGTTTTTTGACCCCTTTTAGTGGGTTGGTTTTGAGTAGTTTCCATTCTGTGATTGCGACGTTTAGTATGTGTCCGATGACCGCCCATTCTCTTAATACTGTTGCTGAGGAGACTTTTTTTAGTCGTTCATCTCGCCATTGTTTGAAGTCGTCTTCGTTTAGGTGTCTCAGTGATATTTTGCTGATGGGTAATGCTTGGAAACGGTAGAGAAATTGTCGTTCTTTTTTTGCTCCTCGTTTTTGTGGTGTAACTTCGTGTAGGTATCTGTCTATCACTTTTTCTAGAGGGATGTTAGCCACTTCTTGATATAAATTTTCCATTATTTCCGCTTCTATTTTGTTTGCCCATGCGAACGCTTGTGCTTTTGTGCGGAATGTTTTTGTTTTTAGAACGTTCTTTTTGCGGACTATTGCTCGCCATTTGTCTCCCCGTTTTTGGTAAGTTGCCAT